CGCGGGGCAGGCGGCGCTTCGTCAAAGCCGGAAGGCGGGCGGGCAGTTGTCCCGCTTGGCGCTCCCTGCGGACTTCAGGGCTGGGCGTATCATCCCGGAGGTGGGGCAACTGCTGCGGGCTCGAACCCTGGCCGCCGGCATGAAGGCGACGGAGGACAACGAGAAGGTGGTGGCGATGTATGTTGCCGCGAAGAAGGCCGGGATGACGACTGGGGACATTTCGGATATGGATCACGCCCTGAACAATGGGCACAAAGATGTAGCCGATGGCTACGCCAAGAAATTCGGCATTTTGCGCGAGGTGGATGCTTACCGGGATGTGCTGGAACAACAAATGGCGGAGGCGCTGGAATTGGGCGTTCCGCCGGGCAAATTCTTCAATGGCGAGCTCGACGAGGAGACCTCGAAGAAGCTGCGCAACGCGATGAGCCAAGCAAAGTCGCTGCCAGCCGGGCAGGCGGGGCGGGCTATGATTGCGATACTCGAAGCTGCGGGCATGAAGCGGAACGTGGCGAGCTACTGGCCGCGCAAGGTGATGAATCGTGATGCGCTGCTTATGACGCTCGGGCTCCCCGGCCTGCGGGACGAGTTCGACAAACTCATGGACAAGGCGGAGGCGGAAGCGAAGGGCGCCGGCCGCGCACTCACGGAGGCGGAGATGGATGCTCTGGTGGACATGGCGAACGCCAACCTTCAGCGGAAGCGGTTCGAGTCAGGCCGGAAGACACCGGGGGCGCTGAAGGCTCGCGTCATCGAGACGATCACCAAGGAGCAAATGGTGCATTATTACAAGGGCATCGACGCGGCGATGAAGCACAACACGGCGATGAGGGAATACTTGGAAACGCTCCGGATGTTCGGCAAGTCGGTCGTGTTTGAGCCGTCCGGCGCCGAGTTCGAGGTTCTACCGATCAACGTGACCTCAAGCGTCGGGGCTTGGGTGGTGGATTATGCGCTCAAGGGGGGCATCTCCTCGGAGCAACGGCGGGAACTCGAAAGCATCGTGGTCGAGCGGTTCAGCTACAAGGCGACGCCATCCTTCTACGCCGGCCTTCGCTCGTTCTCCTACCTGCAAAACCTCACACAGGTGACGACGTTCTTGACCGCGACGATTGCGGACACTTGGACGGGCTTTTACGCCTCGGGCGGGTCGCCATACCGCTACGGGAAGAACTTCGTGAAGGCCATGCAAGGGCTCTCGAAGATTTCGGCGATGGATGTCGGGCTGGATCCGTCTCGCATCTCGGCGGAGTATGAAGCACTCGAAGGGCTGGATCCGACTTTCAAGGAGGCGGGCCGGGGGTTGTTCTCGAATATCCTGACGGAGCAAGGGCGGGCGAATTGGACGCCATCGCAGGCGCTGCAACGTCTTTTCGGGTGGTTCGCCAACAAGGTAGGGCTTCGCTACTTTGAGCGGGTCACGCGGGAGGCGCACTTGAACAGCGCGGTCGATTACCTAATTGATCAGGCAAAGGCCGGCACGCTGCCGCGCAAACTTCAGCGCAACCTTGTCCGCTACTTTGGCGAGGATAAGGCCGGGCAGGTATTGGCGGACCTGAAGGCAGGCAAGGCGGACGACGCGGATGTTCGTTTCTACGCATTCAACGCTCTGGCGGACTGGAAGGCCGTGAGTCTGGATCAAATGCCGGAGACCTACCTTGCGAACCCTCGGGGGCGGGTTTTCTACATGTATAAGACCTGGATCGCGGCGCAGTTTGCAGGCATCCACCATGAAGCCGGGCAGGACATTGCCAGCGGGGAGCCGAAGCGGGTCATTTCTGGCGTCACCACGCTCGTTTATCTGGCGGCGCTTATGATGGCCGTGGGCCTGCCGGTGGACGCGATTGTTTCATGGGTTCAGGGGCGGCCGTTCATCCTGAGTGATTCGGCCGTGAATCGGTTGCTTGGCGCCATTGGTGCCGGTCGCTACGTGGCGAGCAAGATCACTCGGGGCGAGTTCAAGGACGCGGCCATGGAGTTCTTTGCTCCTCCGATGGGCGGGGCTCTTGGCGACGTCCAGGACGACGCGCAGGCGCTTTACTACCTCGGGACTGACCTTGACGCGATGAAGCTGAAGACCTGGCGGAATCTGCCGGGGTTTGGTCGCGTCATAAATGGATACCTCGGCTTCAAGTCGGAGGCGAACGCGGAGGCACGCGAGACGGCCGGCGGCTGGATGGCGTTGACCGATGGCGAGGAGCCGAAGAAGACGGCCGAAGAATTGGAAGAAATGAAGCGAGCAAGGCTCGCCAAGCAATACTCTGTAAAGTAACCAAAATCCGACACCACTAACACCATGATCTCATCCGCAACTTCACGGGTCGCTTACACCCTGTCCTCGACTACGGAGACGCTGGCCGTCCCCTTTTACTTTCTTGAAAACTCGCACCTGAAGGTCATCAAGACCGTTTCTGGGGTGGAGACGGTGCTAACGCTGGGCACTCATTACTCGGTGAGCGGTGCCGGTGTGATGGCCGGGGGCTCGATCACCATGACCGGGACAGGGGTGGCGACGACGAACACGATAACGATTAAGCGAAGCGTGCCGTTTACGCAGTTGGTGGATTACGTGGCAAATGACCGGTTTCCGGCCGATACTCATGAAAAGGCGCTGGATAAGCTGACGATGCTTTCCCAGTTCCTCCAGGATCAGGGCGGGCGTTCGCTTCGCTTTGAGGACGGCGAGACGCTGGATGGGACGCTTACCCTGGCGGATCGGAAAGGAAAGGGTCTTATGTTTGACACGACAACGGGCGAGGTGGAGTTTTATGACGTCCAAGAGGTGCTTGATGCGGCCGATGCAGCGGCGGCGAGCGCGGAAGCGGCGGCGGTATCCGCAGTGGCTGCAAGTGCCGCCGCTGGGGATGCCGTATTCACCTACAATGCAGAACTCTCTTCTGGGCTTTCTGCATATTTCCGCGCCGGAAGTATTTTTGCTCAGGATGGGCAGGCGCTGGTCTTTGCTGGGGGGGCGGTAGCGCTTCGGGCAAGCGCGACAAATTATGTCATGCTCGACCTTTTCACGGGCGAGTTGCACGCCTTTCGCCGTGCTATCCATAGCGGTGCTGTGTTAATCGCCACGGTAGTCACGGGGGCGGCATCTATTACCAGCGTCGTCCAGCCTCAGTCTTTTGAAGTTCCTGCTTCGCGTGTTGAGCGGTTCAAACGTCGTCTGGCTCTTGGCCTGCCTTGTCGCGTGTTGGTGATTGGCGACTCATTGAGCGCAGGTGCGGGCGCGTCTGTTTTTACTTCCGCATGGCAATTTTTGCTTTTGGCTACTAATGGCGACTCCGCCACTTATCGCCTTACCAACGCAGCCAACATCTCACGAGGAGACGCTACGGTGGGCGGAGCTGATGCCCCTTTTGGCATGGCTTGGCTATCTAACATTGTTGGAGCATCTGGATGGACAGGAAACAATCGAGACGTAGGCATTCAAGCGTTGCCCGTTCGTGCGCCGACAGTGGAGTATCGACAGAATCCCTATGCTGGACGTACGCCTGATTTGGTGATTATTGGCTGGGGCGCGAATCCCGCCACCAACGAACTTGCCTTTCTGGAAACGCAGGTGCGCGAGTGGATTCGCTTGGGCGCGGAAGTTGTTCTGCACACTGAAAACGACCGCACCGATCTAGCGACTCCCAATCTTGATGACGGCGAGAATTACCGAGCCATTGCTGAAGTTCACGGCTGTGCGCTTGTTGACACTTGGAGCTACGTTCAAGAACAGACCGACAATGGCGTAGATGTTTATGCGGACGATGTTCACATGAACAACGCAGGGCATTTGGTCTGGGCAAACGCCATGCGTTCTGTCCTAAATAATTTGAAGCAGGTTGAAGCCGCTTCGCCGGCTGGGCCGGTTCGTCGTATTCACCTCCCGACTTCCGGCACCGACTTCTCGAATCTCCAGAAGATTTTCCCGAATGCTTCCCAGCTTCAATTTGTAGCAAACAACACCACCGGAGCATACGTTGCTGGATCTAGCACAAGCCTAGGCGTTGTCCTTGGTGGAATCTCCTCGTCATCGGCAATCCTTGAGCTGGAAAGCGGAGAGTATGCTGATTTTGCCTCTCTCGCGCCTCTGGGTTTTGATATAGTGGTGGAAAATGCCAGCGGCGTAAACGCCACGGTGGATGTTCGCACCGATGCAGGTATCCTAAAAACGGTCACAGTGACCGGCAATGGCAACCCCATGCAGCGCGTGCAACTCCTCACCTATGCGGAGATTTTGGCCATCGCAGCCGCATTTTCAGGCTACTCATTCCCGCAGATTCGCCCCATGTCGATTCGGTTGCAGGTGGCGAGTGGCACGCTAAAGCTTGCCGCCTTTCTTACGCACACGATCAAGACGACTGTTATCCCTTGGGCCAATTTATTCACCACAGACGGCAGTGCGGTGCCTGCGCTTTGGGGCACAGAAGCTCCTTATGCGGGTTCAGGTCGATGGTTATACACCGATAATCTTTCGGCGTTTGCCGAGTTTGAGTTTGAGGGCAATGGACTGATGACTGTGTTGCATCGAGGAACGGCTGCGGGGCAAGTGTCTGTGAACATTGGGGGGGAGGCACTTCAATCCAATCGGGAACTTTACCTTGCGGCATCTGTTATTGACGCCCGGACATTCTGGCCGCGCAACAACTCGCTTACATGGGAGGCGGCTGCGATGTATGGGCGGCATTTCTGCCGTCTTTCGCTTGGGGCTTCGGTCAACGGTTCTGCGATTTCTCCAGTAGCGCAGAATCGGCGTTTGGCCCTTTACAGTTTATTGGCTGTTGATGCTCGCTAAGGGTCATTAAAACGTAACCGCAAACTGAATATAGCATGATTCCCTCCACCGTATTTCCTTTCCAGCCTCGCGTTGAGTGGGTGGGGCCTCGGCGGGGCATCTTTCGCGCTCCCTTCGTTTTCATTTCGCCGTCATTGGGCAGGATCGAAATTGAGGAGGGCTTTGATACCGACTATGCCAGCGTTCCGCGTGGGCTCTGGAACCTTTATCCGCCGGATGGGGAATACTCGCCGGCGGCCTGGGTCCACGATTGGCTTTACTGGAACCAGTCCCTGAATGGCCGGCCGGTGAAGCGGGAAGAGGCAGATACGGTGTTTCTCGAAGCCATGGCGGCGCTTGGCATCGGCTGGATGACCCGTCGAATCCTTCACCGTGCCGTCAGGCTTGGTGGCGGCGGGCCGTGGGAGCGTGTTCGACGTGAGCGGTGGGGTGAACCTACCCTTGCGCCGGCAAAGTCCCTAAAAACCCGTTTCTTTAAATCAAAGTGAAAACCCTAATCCTTGCCCTCTGCCTCGTCCTTGCGGGCTGCACTCATATCCACGTCCAGAAGCCGGACGGGACGGTGGTGGAGTTCTATTGCTCGAAGAACGTCCGGGCCGATCTGGTCAAAATTGGGGAGGTCGAGATTCACGGCCTCCGCACCGATGCCAGCGGGCCGATACGTGCGGGGGGCGAGGCGGTGGGCGAGGCTGCAAAGGCCGCCGTCCTTTTACCATGAACCCCACAACATTTTCCCTCAATCGCCTTCAACCAACTCCATCCTTCACGGACACTGCAAAAGACGTGATTCGTGACTTTCGATCCATGAGCAATCAGACCAAAGCCCGTCTTGAACTTGTTGCCCTTATTCTTGGGCTATTTCTCACCGTCGCGTCCGCCGTGAAGGTGTTTATTTATCTTCCGCCTCGGGTGGATGCGGTGGAAAGGGGGCACGTCGAAATTATGGCAGACCTGAAAGAGGTTCACGCAAAAGCGGCGGCGACGGATGTGGTGATTGCCGGAATCGCTCCGCAGTTGGCCGCGATGAATCAAGGTATCCTTCGCATCGAGTCCGATGTGAGGGAGATTCGCCGGGCTAAAGCCCAGTGATTATTTCAGCCATCCCGTGCGACGGGCTTCGCCGGGGTGGCTGTGGATCCAGTCGTGGCAATCGCGACAAAGGGCTTTCCATGTGGCGGGATTGAGGTAGGCGCCGGCGAGGCGGCCGTGGACGTGATGGACGTCCTGGGCCTTTTTGGTCCCGCACTTCTCGCACTTGAAGCGGGCGGTGAGGAAGGCCTTGCGAAGGGCGGCGTATTCCTTGGCGAGCACGGCACGCTTGGCGGACATGGGGCGGAGGCGGGTGCGCTTCATGGCTTGGGGCCAACAAGGCAGGAAGGAGGCAGGGGAATGGTGGCATCGACCGGCCGCCATAGGTGGAGGCAATGGGGGTGAAAGTTGATGTAATCGACGCGGGCGGGGTGGAGCTGCATCACGGGCTCGTCCTCGTGCCAAAACAGGGCCTTGACCTGACACATCTGTTCCCAGGTCGGGCATCGTTGGACTTGCTGAAGGCGGCGATTGCGGACGGTGATACTGACGTGCTCCCATTTGGTGCTGGTAAGGCCTGGGCATTCTCCATCTGTGGCGATGCAGAAAAGGCGGTCAGGGCCGGACGGGATGAGAAAGGCGCCGTAAGTGTCGCCGTCGTCTGATTCGTAGCCGGGGGGCTGGATGCGGAATTGATCGGGGAAGGTCATGGCGTGGGCTGGATGGTTATCGAAATTTCCGTGTGCTCTTCTTCGCCTTCTCGCGCTTTGCGTTGGCTCGTTTCAATTCGCGCTCTTTCAGGCGCATCGTCTGGTAAGATGCCAGCGTATCGGAGGGCATCGACGTGCCACTTTGGAACCAGGTTGTCGGTATCAATAAGGCGCTTTCGCACGCTCGTAACGCGGACAACGTAGAATCTTGGATCGCGGTCTTCAGCTTGGCGCGTTGCCAATGGCCGAGGGCGAGGACTGCGTTCAGGCTTGGGAGCGGGTGGGACACTCGGATCCGGAACACCGTGGTCTCGCTTGGAAGCTGGGACGGGGCGGTCAGGAATTGCTTGGGCTGGCGTTTGGTTGAGCCGGAGGAACGAGGCAGAGGCACGGGGGAAGCGGGTGAGGAGGTCGGGGCCTCGGCCGATGGACGGGGGAAGTTTTTCTTGGGTGGGCATAGGATGACGGCGGGCATGGTGATTATTTGGTGCTACGGGCAACGGCAAGACGGGCGGCGGCGTAGGCTTGGCGAAGGTAAAATCCTTGTTCGTTTTTGGGGGCGGCATCACGAAGAGCGTCAGCGGCCTCAATAAGGTTCTGAATCTTTATGGATAGGCGGGGCTTGCTCGGCATCACGGGAAGCAGGTGGTAATTCAGGGTTGAGCGTTTAACGCCTAGCATCTTGGCGCGGTGTGAAATGTTGTAGTTGGTGGCAAGCCATAGGGTGCGCTCGTCTTCGATTTGCTTGGCGGTTATTTTACGGAGAGGAGCGCCCATTTTGGGCAGGAATGTCGATTGAGTCATGGTGTGGGTGGGTTGGTTTTGGCGATGGCTTCGTTCCATGTGTCACAAAGGGAAACGTGGTTTTCGAAAGTGGAGACGGCGGCGGTCTTTCCGGTGCGGCCTCGGATGGTAATTTTGTAATCCGGGACTTGGCCCTTGCCTCGGAGGCCGGAGAACTCGGCGGCAATGATCTGGCCGACGTGCATCTTGGCGCCGGGGATGGGGAGGCCGTGGACGACGGCGCCGGGTTTGGCGTAGAAGGTGGCAACCTGGCCGACAAGGCGCTTGGCGAATTCTTCCCGGGTGAGTGAAGAGGGAAGGGCGGGCGCCGGCGGAGTGGCGGACTTTTGGGGAAGGCCTCTCATGTGCCGTCCTTGGCGCCCCGGTGCTCCTTGGCGAGTCCCATCAAAACTTCCTTCATGAAGTAGGTGCGGGCAACGGTGACGTGACGGCAAGCGTGGCGGTCGGGATCGGGCGAGCGGGCGGTGCCGTAGGGGATGAAGGCGAAGGGCTTGGCTTTCTGGTTTGGCCTGCATCGGGTGGTCCAGTCGGTGCAAGAACAAGCCGATTGGCCGCCGTGGGCGAGTAGGTCAACCTGGTGGGGGCTGTCAGGGCGCTCCCATGACTCGACAAGCATCCTTCCAATTTCACCATGAACAGGTCTGACCCTAATTAATCCGTTGGCTTTAGACATGTTTCCAGACCTTTCCTTTCCTGATCAATTTTATGGTGTCTCGGGACACTCCAAAAGCTAAACCAACTATCCTTGAGCTACCGGACATTGCTCTGATTTTGGGTATGTCGGATTCTGTTAATTTTGAACTATGGTGTTTTGAGCCAAGGATCTTTGGTGGAATGCACGTTTTTAGAATGTTGGCTGAGTGAATACTGTTCTCGCTGGGCGTCACCCATTCCAAGTTTGAAGCAACGGGATTAAGCCGGTTTCCGTCTTTGTGATTCACCTGTTTTTTTTGCTCTGGGTTCGGGATGAACGCTAAGGCAACAAGACGGTGAACCAATCTCCCACGCAGTTGGATTCCGTCTTTATTTAGAGTAACAGCCGGATAGCCATGAGACCCCACGAATTGTTTAATAATGCGTCCACGGCATGGCTGTAGTCCGCCATTGCGTATTGGTCTCATGAAATCATGCGATCTCACGCGGCCTTGATTACTTACTTCATAGTGTCCCTCAAAGCCGGGCACGGGCTTCCATATTTCTGTGTTCATAGTGTCTGATTCCTATTGTCTGATGAAGTTAATGGGCCGGCTGTCAGACACAGCTTTTCGGGAGCTACCCTAGCCCGTTGAAAGACATGCGGCTGTTGACCTATTATTCAAGACCCATCTCGCCTGGGACGGCTCGGACGCGGATGGTTCCGGTGGCGGCGCTCATGACGCGGGGGCGGTGGTGACGGCGGCCTGTTCGTAGAATCGAACCGCGTCGGGGTGGGCTTTGATTGATTTCTTGGAACCGGAGGCGATAAACAGGCCTTCCTTGGTCTTGGCGCGGGAAAGGGCGACGTAGGCCTGGCCACACTCGAAGGCCTTCCCAAGGTGAACCTCCACCTTTTCCAAGGTCATTCCTTGGCTCTTGTGGACGGTGATGGCCCAGGCGAGGCGGAGGGGGACTTGGGTGCGGGAGCCGATCTGAATTTCGTTCTCCCTGATTTCCCATGTCCAGGGTTCGAAGTCTTGGGTGATGCCGTTCTGGAACTTCACGACAGGCATGTTCCCGCGCATCCAAGGAGTGAAGCCGATGACTTCACCGACCGATCCGTTTACCAGTCCGCGCTCTTGGTCCCAGTTCACGCAGAGCATGACTTGGGCGCCGACTTTGAGCTCAAGGGATTCCGGCATTAGGCAACGCTCAAGGATCTTGCGGGCGCGTTCGGTGCCTTCATCTTTGGCGGTGTAGGCCTCGGACTTGGTCTCAAGCATGGCGAGGCGGCGGCCGTTGATATTGTCGGCGTCGATGTTGTGGGTGGTCAGGACAACCGGCGGGTGCTCGGGGTTGGGGTCGATGGCGCGATACCGGGAATTGAGGAGGGCGGACACCTCGGGCGTGACCTCGCCGATGCGGACGGAGTTGAGGGCGCGGGCGGTGTCGGCGTCGGTTTGCCGGTAAACCTTGGTGAGCATGTGGAGGCGGATGTTGGCCCGTTTCCATGCGTCGGTCTGGAAGGCAAATTTTTCGGGGTTGGCGTTGTCCTTGGAGACGGGGGGGAGTTGCAGGAAGTCTCCGAAGAGGATCAACTGAACGCCACCGAACGGCTTGTCGTTTTGGCGGACGAGACGAAACACCTCGTCCATCTTCTCGAACAGGCTTCCTCCGATCATCGAGATTTCATCGATGGCGAGGTGGTTGGTGCCGGTGATGTTTTCGAGGGCTCGGCGATTGGCGCCGTGAAGGATGCGGTTGGCGATGCTTTGGGCGGTGCCTTCACCCATGCCAAGCCCGGCCCAGGTGTGGATGGTGAGGCCGCCGACATTGACGGCGGCGATGCCGGTGGATCCGCAAACCGCGCAACGAAGGAAGGCGTCGGCGAAGTAGGTGCGGAGGGTTTTGAGGATGGTCGATTTGCCGGTGCCGGCGGGGCCGGTGACAAGGACGTTTTCGAGTTGGATAATGTCCCGCATGACGGCGGTTTGCTCGTCGGACAGGATCGGGGGAGGCGTGACTTGGTTGTTCATATCGTGGGAAAGGGTCAAAATGGTTCGTCTTCGGTGAGTGGGAGTTGGTCGGCTTTGGCGGTTTCAATGGTCGGGGGCGGGGTGTCGTCCTGCTTGGTGCGGAAGCGTTTCGAGGTGCCGTCAAACCAGACCTTCAGCTTGGGGCGCTTTCCGTTCCGGCGCTGCTTCCACCATTTGATAATCCCGTCGTGGAGTTTTGCCATCTCGGCCGTCTTGGACTCGTCGCCCTCGGCCTTTTCCATCTTCTCCTCCTTCTCCACGTTGCGCCAAACTGTGATGATGTTGTTGAACGGGGCGAGGATGCCGGTGGATCCTTGGATGGCGGAGGCGGAGGGGAGTTTGTCTTCGCCGATCTTAATGGCGGAGTGGGCAAGGAGGAAGACGTGGGTGGTGGGGTGTTTCTTCCGGCAAAAGGTGCGGCACGCTTTGGCGAGTGCGTCCTGGGCGTCGTAGTCGTCTTTTCCAACGAGGAACATCAGGGAGTCGATGGCAACGCGGGTGCATCCGAAGCGGTTCACGGCGTAGTCAAAATCCGAAAAGAGCTCGGCGGAGGATGGTAGTTTGTCGTCGTCGCTGTCCTTGGGGGAAACGAACCAGAGGCGGCCGTCCAGCCAATCCATGGCCCGGTCCACCTCTTCGTCGGTCTCGGGCTTGTGGCCGATCAACTGGGTGGAGATATTGCAAAGCATCTCGGCGGGGTCGATTTCGTAGGAGGCGATGACGGTCTTTTCCCCGTTCCCCATTTCATGGACGAGGATCTGATAAGTGAGCTCGGATTTACCGTGTCCGGTGTAGCCGGTAAGAAGGGTGCATTCACCGGGGCGCACCTGAAACGGGACTTCGGGGAAAAGGAAGTTGTTCACTGCGTCCTCGGCCTTCTCGCGTTTGATCCTGGCCTTCACGTCGTCACGGAAGGAGCCGGTGCCGCGAAGGGTCGGCGGATCGTAGGACGTGGCGGCGGCAAACCATTGGAGCACGTCCAGCGTCTCGTTTTTGCACTCGGTCAGGAACTGGTTGGCGTCCTTGTAGGGGGAGGGCGGTTTGATTCGGTAGGAGCGGGCGAGGCCTAGGCGCTTGGCCATCTCCTGTGCGCACTTCTCCCCGGCCTCGTCGGCATCGGTGCAAATGTAAATCTTCTCGAAGCGTTGAAGGGTGTCGAAGTCGTTTTCGATCCATGTGAGATTCGAGGCGCCGGCCGGAAGGGAAAGGACGGGGACGCCGGGATTCATCTGGTGGACACTCATGGCGTCATACTCGCCTTCGGTGATGACGATTGCCCGGTCTGATGGCTTCACCGTCCACCATCCCCAAAGGGTATACCATGGTGAGGTGGTCCAGGTGTCTTTTTTTCCGTCTGCCTTGGCGGTGATGCCGGTGGACTTCAGCATCACAGGGTCGCCGTCAGGGGCGAAGAACTGGAAGGCAACGAAGTCGGTATTGTGCTCGGATGGGCGCTTGTGGCTGCGGATTTGGTAGGCCTTCAGGGTTTCCTTGGATAGGCCTCGCGTTTCGGTGAGGTAGGCGAGGACGGCGGGGGAGATGCGGCCTTCTACGGAGAGGCCGGAGGTGTCCGGGCGGGGTGGCTTGGCCTTGGGCTTGGGGCGGTCGATGTTGGAGACGCCAAGCCATCGGCAAATTTCGGGGAAGGCATCGCGGAACTCTACGCCCCGGGTCTTACACCAAAGGTCAAACACGTCGCCTTTGTCGGTCGGGCTGGCGTAGTCACACCAAAGGCCGGCGGAGGATCCTTTGAGCGCAACGGAAAGGGATTTGCCCGGGGCGTTGTTCACGTCGCCAACTCGAAACTCGGGGCCGATCACCTTTCCGGCGGGGAGGAGGTAGAAGCAAAAGGCTTCTAGCTGGGTGAGGATGCGGGATTTGATATTTGCGGCGTCGTGGGACATGGTGAAGGGCGTGACTGGGAATCGTGATGGCTCGCGTTGGTCCGGGCGAGCCTGCCGGGTTGAGGGTTATTGTTTAGGTGCCGGGAAGCTGCTCCTGATTGCCGTCCTCGGGCTCGGCGCGGGCCTGCTCTTCGGTTTCAAGGGGAAGCGTGCCTTGGGCGCGTTCTCCTCGGAGGTAGGCCTTGGCCTGCTCGATGACGTCCTCCAGGAGGTTGACGTGCTTCTTCCCGTAGGGCTCGGACGTGGCGCCTTCCTTGGTGGGCTGGTCCATGTAACGAAGCGGCACGGTGATGTTGAACGGGCTTGGCGTGAGGGCGAGAACCTTGGTGGCGGTGATGAGCACCTGGCGGCTTTCACCTTTGGTCACGAAGGTCACGCCGACGACACGAAGCGGCAGGCCGGGGGTCTTGTCCCCTTCCTGTGGCTCGCGGCCGACGTAGGACTTGGGCAGGTCCAGCGTTTCGATGACGAGGGGCGCGAGCGCCTTCACGGCATTGTAGAACGAAGGAAGCGGCTTGTCGCTCGATTCGTATTTGTAGGTATCGCCCTCGTTCTCGTATTCGAGATGGACGGCGGTGCGGGTGATTTGGACTTTTTTGATTTCCATGGTGTGGGTGGGTTGGGATTCTCGCGTGATGCGGGAAAGGGTTTAGGCGCGGGGATCGTAGCCTTTCAGGAAACGCCAAACGCCACAGAGGGCGGCGAAGGTGGTAAAGGCATGCTTTATCCGATCGCCGTCATACCATACGGCATCGACTCGGCCGGGCTCGGTGGTGGAGATGTAGAGATTGAAGCCGGTCGGAACATCCAAGCTGAGTTCTTTCCAGTTGTGGGCGTAGTGGTAGGCCGCGATTTGGAGAACCTGCGTGTCGTAGGCCTGCACAGGGCGGCCCGGTTTGGTCTTGCGGGTCTTGAAGTCGCCAAAGCCTGAACCTCGCGGGCAGGTCATGGGCAGGTCTCCGGTGCCTGCGTAGCCGTGATCAAGGTTGACGAGGCGAACCTCGTGGCCGCGTGGCGTGATGCCGTTTTCCTTTACGAACGCCTCAACCGGCTTAATGAAGCAGGACAGGGGGAACGTGGTTTTGAGCTCGGGAAGGAACACGGGAAGGTCGTGGTCGTATTCCAAACCCTGAAGGGCGAGCTCGGCGCCTTTGTGGATCAGTTCGCCGGCATCGGCGGCCTCTTCGACTTGGCGCATGGAGTGGTCTAGGATTTCCTCGTGGAGCTCGTCCGGATCGCGGGCAAGCATGTCGCCGATGGCAAATGCGACGTCATTCGGGCCTGCGTTGGCCCGGGTGGAGATGACGGAAAGGCGGTTGCGCCACTCCTTTGAAAGCTGTTCCAGCTTCCAGTCGGTGAGTTGGGGTTTGTCGAGAACGCCCAGGATGCCGGTGACGGAGGGGAGGAGTTTGAGTGTTCGGGCGTCTTTCAGGGTGGTGGAGCGGGTTTCGCCGGCCCGTTTCTTGTCGGCGTAGGGCATCGAGTGGCAGGATTTGCCATCGGGATAATACCAGTGGGAAGATTCAGATTTAGCCATGGGAGGAGGATGTTGATTTGTTGGGTTGTGGTGGTGGTGGATCAAAATGGTATGTCGGAGCCGTCATCTTCCGGCTGCTGGGCGGCCGGGGGCGGGGTGGGTTCGGGTTCAGGCTCGGGGGCGGGCTGGGGCGTGCGCTTGGATGACGGCGCCGCAAGGTTTCCGGCTTCGAGGAAGGTCGATACGCGGATAATGTCGGATGCTAGGGTGTGGAGGTCGGCGCCAAAGGCGGGGGTGAGGTAGTAGTCGGGCAAGCCGGATCCTGCTCCTGGCGCCGTGTCTTTAATGATGGCGATGGCCTGATTGATCGCCATGCCAACGGTAGCGCCATGGATCGGCTTCTTTCCACCTTGGGCGGCGCCTTGGGTGGCGGCTGGACGGGTGGCGGTGCGAGCGGCGGCGGCCGGAGCGGTGGCACGGGTAGGGGCTCCGCCGACGACGTTGATCTTGG